GCCTACGTTACCAACGAAGACTTAGAAGTTTACACTATCATGTATCATTGTAGAAAAACAATGACTGCAGTAGATATTACAGACTTTCTATACGACTACCTAAACACAGATTCCACAAACAATATGGAACAAACAATAATAAACAACTCAAAAGACTAAAATTATGGGAAAGACTAAAGAATTATTTATACAGATGGCTCAAGGCTTCGTAGAGGGCTTAAGCATAGAGAGAGAACTCAGAGGTAGAATGGCTGATGATGAGTATCGTTACGCCTTATATAATAAGAAAGAGGAGGAGTTCAATCCCGACAACGAGAAACACATGGAGATAGTAAGAGAAACACAACAAGCAATGGAGGAAAATAGTTATGGAGAAGACGAATAAACTAATAGCAGAATTTATGGGGATGACTTATTATATCCCTAATGATGATTCATTAATGGTAGAGAAAGCACCAATAGGTGCATTAATTACGCCAACTAAATCATTAAAATATCACGAGTCTTGGGATTGGCTTATGCCAGTAATTGATAAGTGCTATCAAGAACACATGAGTAAGCATATTGCAGATGCAGTTATGACTTGTAATATAGATAAAGCATATCAAGTAGTAGTAAATTTTATTAAAGAGCAAAACAATTAGAAATTATGGGATATAGAAGCGAAGTGTACATAGCAGTACCAAAAAAAGCAGAGAAAGAAATAGATACGATAATGAATGAGTATAAATTGTTAGAGGAAGATACCTTTGGCGAAAAACGATTTGAAAAGTACGATCACAAGCAAACCTATACGCAGTTCAATGCTGATGGTAAGTGGTATGAAAAGTCAAGAGAACTTGTAATATACGAAGCTACTTGGCTTAAGTGGTACGAGGAATATGATGATGTTCAAGGGATAACAAGTATAGTAGAGAAGTACGAGCCAAGTGGTGCGTGTATGGTATGTGTGGGAGAGGATGGTACAATACATTCTGATATGGGAGAGTATAGCGATGTGTTTAATGTATATGTAAAAGTAGAATTAACCTAACCTTAAATTAAATAAAAATGGAAAACAAAAAACCAATTCAGTGGGGATGGGAGAAAGGTAACCCATCTAACATGAGAAGTAAAGAACATCAAGCGTTCTTAATCAAAGAGTATAATAAGAATAGACTAGAAAAAGATCATGTCAAAGATATGGCTGAACTTAACAGAGCCTTACTAACTAACGAAGTAAAGTATCTTGGTATGCGTAGTGTTACTATAACTGAACGTAGGGTATATCACAAGGTGGCTAAGATAACTATCGAACTACCTAAAGACTTACCAATAGGGGATACTGAAGAATGGTTAGATAACAATAAGGCTAAGTGGGAACAATCCTTAGATAATAAGTTTAATGATGCTACACTTGATTATGGTCTTGGCTTTAATAATCCATCTTGTGATGGTATGAACGAGTCTATGGCAGACAGAGAGACAAGGTATGATGTTAATGGTGAAATGTATGGAGGGCATGTGTAATGGCTAAGATATATATAGATAACTCAACCTTTATGGAATTTGTGGATGAGATTGCAACACAGATGACGGAGATAGCTTTTAAAGATAAAGCTACAATAGAGATTCAAGATGGTCTGTCTGATGGTGTGGCTATTGTATTCACAGATGAAGCACAAGACTTCTATAACGAGAGGTATGACGAGGTAGAAACCATTTTAAATAAAACACTAAACATACATAGTAATGAACACCTTAACACAAATAATTGAAAGATACGATGATGAGGAGTTCCTTAAGGCTGATGGTTTTGATGATGCAGTCATAGGGGTATGTCACCTATCAAGAAGGCTGATATACTCCTATGCTAAGTGCATTGCAATATTAGTAGTAGAAGAAGGAATGGAAGTTATTGATGCTATAGAACATTTATCTTACAATGTTATTAATAGTTATGTTGGAGAAAAAACACCTATATGGTGTGTAGATTATAATTAAAGATATGGAAAAAAGAAAAGAATTTATAAATAGAATGGCTTGGATGTTGTCAGAAATAGATGATTCTAAATTCAAAAATTTAAACTCTTTATCAATGTTAGACTTTCACTTAAAAAGAAGGGAAGTAGATTTATTAAATCAGACTAAAGATCTTATTATGAACTCTATGGAATATAGAGCTAACAAAAAACTGAGGTCTGGAATAGAAATAAGTTTAAGTAAATTAATTATACACACTCATCAAGAGTTTAACGACATAATAAAAAAACTAGAATGATGATACAGATAGAACAATTTTACATGCAAAAGATACAAGACTTGCAGGATAAAAACAAAGAACTTAAAGATACACTAACCCTAGAGAGAGAAAGATATAGGGGTATTGTAACTGAGTTAGAGGTAGAACTAGATAAATTTAAAGAAGATGAGAAACCAAGCAAAGACAATTGATGTCGATCAAGTATGGATGAGGGGTAAAAAAGATCCCTGCTCCAAGTATATCTTATACGCTAAGATAGACAAAAGATATATTAATCCTATAATTAACGATATGGAAAGTATAGAGTCTAATCTAAAAGGTAAAAGGCTATTTAATTTTGACACGTCAACCAATAAAAGTAAAATACATAACATATTAAACGTAGTAGATCGGTCTTTTAACAATGAAGACCTTGAAGAATTATTAGAAAAAGAGTTATCTTTAATAGAATTTATCTACAAGGTTTATGCAATACGAAAAAGAAATGCTGGAGAACTTACTTAAAGAGTCTGGTGTTGAACATCATTTAGACAATAGAATAAGACCTAACAAACACCCAAACATGAAAAGGTTAGAGGTTGCTCTAAAAAAACATGGCGTTAACTACATGTACTTTCACCACACAGATAGTCTGGCAGTAACACAAGTAGATATAGGAAAGCATAACGCTTTATGTCACACCCTTATGATGCCTTCAGAGGAAGGTATAAGTATACTAATGGTAGTAAACAATGATATTGATTTAGAGTTAGTTATGGAAGGTATAAGTCAAAGCTTAGACAGAATAATACCTGATGATCTCTCGTATAATATTTTAGGAATAATATAGTAATATGTAAAATAATTTACTATATTTGCATCAGAAGTTAATTAAATTTAAAAACCAAAAACTATGGAAAAGTCAGAAACAATTGGCAAGTTGACCCTTGCCTTATCAAAAGTGCAGTCTCAATTAAGACCTGCTAAAGAAAATTCAAAGAACCCTTTTTTCAAGTCAAGCTATGCTGATCTTGGTGCAGTGTGGGACTCTGTTCGTAAACTACTAGCAGAGAACGAACTTGCTATTGTTCAAATGCCTACAGATGTAGGTGGGGTAACAACAATCTTATCACACTCCAGTGGAGAATACTTAGCATCAACTTGCTATATACCAGCAAAGGAAGATGCACATGGTGTTGGATCTGCTATATCTTACGCTAGGAGGTATGCTCTAGCATCATTCGTTGGTGTAGTTACTGGAGATGATGATGGTAATGGTGCAGTTAAAGGAACACCTACTACTAGTTCTAAAAAATCTACATCTAAACCTAAGCTAACTGAATCTCAGTATAAGAGTATGATGAAGGCTATTGAGGATGGTAAAGGTAGTGTGGTAGAGCAAAAGATGGCTGGTTACACTATGACTAAGACTCAAGAAGATAAACTTAGTAAAGTCCTTAAATTATCTAAGACCTTAGTGTAATGAGTTTAGATAGCTTTATAAAGAAGTTAGTCGATGACTCTTTTTATTACTCTGACTACGAGTTTGTAACGAACTCGCAGTTAGGGTTAATAAAGAAAGATGTCAGGACTTATAAGATGATGAGGGACTACCCTGAGTTAAGGAAGGAGACTCTGCCAATGATCTTTGGTAGGGCATACCATGTAGCCATGCTAGAGCCTAACGAGTTTAACGATAAGGTGTTGGTTTTTAACTCAGCTACAAGGACCACTAAAGGATATAAAGAGTTTAAGGCTGATAATCCTAAAGCACCTACTATAATTCTACAAAAGGAATACGACAAGATTATGTACATGCAAGATGTATTGTTCTCTCACGACGAGGTTAAAGACTTACTCCAAAAGGAAGGAGAAAGAGAGATAGCTAACGCTTGGAAGGATGAGGATACTAACGTTTTCTGTAAGGGTAAGGCTGACTATAGGAATGGTACAACCCTTATAGATCTTAAAACTACTGGTGATGGTAGTCACTGGGGTTTCTCTAACTCTTGTAAAAAGTATGGTTACGACAGGCAGTCTGCGTTTTATATGGATGGCTTTGGTTGTGATGAGTTTGTGTTTATAACTCAGGAGAAAGAAAGACCTTATAATGTTTCCATATTCTATGCTGGAGATGAGTTTATAGAGAGAGGTAGACAAGAGTATAAGTACCTACTAGATGTTTACAGAAGATTCTTTATAGACAACGAGGAGATCGTTGAACAACATTTAATAATGGAAACACTATGACGTTAAGAGAATTATTAAAAGAAAACAAAATATACAAGCCTTGGCTTGCAGAAAGATTAGGGTTAAGCCGACCTACCCTAGATAAGTACTTAGATAAACCTGACGAGTTTAAGATTAAACACCTTAGAAGGATGGCTGAGTATTTAGAAACAACAGAAAGGGAGGCATTAGTTAATTATTTTATAAAAGCTGAAAGCTATGAGTAACAAAACAACTGACAAAATCTACGTAGGAAACGGAGTAGAGAAATTTGACGGAGACATGGTAACTGTTTCTGTAAACCTAACTAAGTTAGGGAAAGAGGCTTCAAACTTTATGTTTGAGTACAATGGTGACAAGTTCATCAAACTAAACGTATGCAAGAATCGTGATGGTGAGAACGAGTATGGTAAGACACACTACCTTGCTGTAGATACGTACAAACCAGAAGCTAAGAAAGAAAAAGTAGCTGACGATTTACCATTTTAATATTGGAGGGGAGTGATCCCCTCCTTTTTTAAACAACCAAAAAAACTATGAAGTACAGAGTATCAGACACAGACATTATCAGTATGGATAAGGTAGAGTTTGTTGAGGTCGATGGTCGTTCTATTAATTTCCATACTTCAACAAATACACACCAATCTATTTATAATAACGAGATGGAGTCAAGTTGTGTTTTCAATAATATTGTTAACCATTTTGCTACTATAGACCTTAGGTTTAGTGATCCCAAGAAGCCTGAGACTGAATCTGAAAGAAAGGAGAAGGCATTTAATATGTTCTGGAATCTATATGATAATAAGAAAGATAAGCCTAATACAAGGAAGACTTTTATGAACTTAACCTTAACTCAAATGGGTGAAGCAATAAAAGGAGTGAAGGCTTATGTTGATTCAACACCCGACAGAACATATAGGAAGTTTCCTAGAACTTGGCTTAACGCTAGGAGTTGGGAGAACGAAATAAAGGTAGATAAGAAAAAAGAAAACCGATACGTTAAACCTAAATACATTTCAGATGAAAGATAATATGGAGATGGAGAAGAGGCTTATCGGTAAGATTATGTCTAATCCACAAGATTATTACGACTGCCATAGCCTTATATCTAAGGAAATATTTACTGATCCTTTAAATAGAAAGATATATGCAGTGGTATCAGAAAGACTAGATAAAGGAGATAAGGCTGATATGATTATAATATCCTCTACTGTTAAAGATCCCCTTGTAGATCTTAGGGTAGCTGAGTGTATGAGTTCTGATCATTACGCTTACATCACAAAGAACATGGTCCTATACCTCTCTCAAGAAGACAAGAAGATAAGGCTTAAGAAGTTAGCAGAACTTACTACAAAGAAGATTGATAATGGTGATGATCTGTTTAGTGTTATAGAGTTTGTAGAGGACCAGATGAAATCTATCTCTGAAATTAGAGGTAGTGATATACCTGATATTAAGAAGCAATTGAAGGTGTTACATGATGATATAAGAAAGAGAATGGATTCTGATAACATGGTAGGTTTGCCTACAGGATTTCAATCAGTAGATAAGTTTACTGGTGGGTGGCAAGAGACAGACTTTATTGTAATTGGTGGTGCTTCATCTATGGGTAAGACATCACTTGGCTTAGCCTTTTGTTATAATTGTGCTAAGGTAGGTATACCAACTGCAGTATTTTCTTATGAGATGGGGGACACCCAACTACTACAGAGGTTAGTATCTTTAGAGAGTGAAGTCAACAATAGGTATATAATGAAGGGGTCATTGGAAGACGGAGAACTTAAAAGGGTTGATAAGGCTATAGGTAAACTTGAAGGCGTTAGTCTATTTATAGACGAGTGTAAAGACTCATCCCTTAGATACCTTCTTAATAAGATAAGGCAGTATGTTATAACTAAAGAGGTTAAGTTTGTACTGGTTGACTACCTTCAGTTAGTTAAAGGTACTGGGTCTTCCAGGGAACAAGAGGTGGCTATGGTGGCTCGTGAGTTAAAGAATCTAGCTAAGGAGTTAAATATAACGATAGTAGCACTATCTCAGCTTAGTAGAGGTGTAGACAGGAGAGATGGTTGTAGACCTACTCTTTCTGATCTTCGTGAGAGTGGTGAGATAGAGCAAGCCTCTGACATAGTAATGCTTGTATATAGACCTGAATACTATGGTATCATGAATGATGATAGTGGAAGTTCAACCGAAGGACTTGTAGACCTTATCTTTGCTAAGGGTAGAAATATAGGTACTGGAACGCTACCTTTAAAGTTTAAGAAGGAGTACACTAAATTTATAGATCCTCAGGATTATACTGAGAAATATATATCCGCTCAACCATCAGAATCTTTTTAGCTATGGACTGGAATTTTAAAAACATAACAGATTTTATAATGGGTGTCATATTTATTTTCTGGTTTATAGAGAAGATTATAAACAAGAAGTAGATTTATGAGAAAAGAAATATACCACGCTACAGTTAACTACAGATGGAGAACTCTAAGATTTGTAAAAGGAGTAGAGAAGCCTGCTAAGAAGTGGAAACAAGCTACTCACAGGACTTGTATTAGCGAGCTTGATCCTGAAAAATTACAGAATGTTAAGTATTTTATAAGGGGTTTACAGATAAAACATAAATCAACTAACGACATACAAATAAAGATAGATAGCGTAACTGATTACGAGTTTATATGTATGTCTCATGATGTTCATTAAAAGATATAGACATGAAATTATATTGTAAAAATTGTAATAAAACCGTTGAAGTTAGTAAATTTACAATGAAAGTTATTGATAATAAGGTGGTTAAACCTGAGTCAATATGCAGTTGTGGTAAGCAAATGCAGGATCTTTCAACTTACAATGGGCTTGGCGGTATCATAAAGAGACCAGGTGGTAAAGTAAGGGGGAAAAGATGATGAAAGAAGAAAACCAAATAAACTTACTGCTCTTACTGGCTACGTTTAAAAGTTTTACTGAGCAAATGTACAACCTAAAGGATGAGCATTCAGGGTTGGTAAAGAAAAAGTTTAACATGCTTATGAATTATGTAAACAGTTATGAAAAAACAATAGACGATGATTGGTTAAAAGATAATCAAGACGTTATAGAGCAGTTGAATGATGCTATAACTGATTTTATATATAGCATTAGGGATACAGCAAGTAAAAATAATAGTAACTAAATTTTAAAACAATGATTAAAGTATTTTTAGGGGTTATTTGTGCAATAGTTTTGTTTGTAACCTTAGAGACAATTAAGTATAATAAAAATAGAAAAGATGCAACAAAAGATTAAAGACAAGTGTGACAAAATAAGAGATCTACTAGTAGAAAAGAACAAATCATATGGAAACTCTGTGTTTGACAAAGGTGTTTTGTTTGAGGTAGATCCCATGTATGCTATTCAGGCTCGCATAAACGACAAGCTAAATAGAATAAAAAGTAAAGAGGCGTACATGAGTGAGAATGATCTGGTAGATCTAACTGGGTACTTAATATTACTTCAAGTACATATGGATGAAGTTGATAAAAGAATGAGTGAAGCTATAAAATCTACTGAGGCATACGAAGAAGGGAAAACTCCATTTGACTACGAAATATCGAGTAATGGCAAAGATGAGACTTGAACCTAGATTTGAGAATCAAGAGGATAGAGAAAGAGAGGCTGAGACTCTTAGGATTCTCCTTGAAGGAAAAGATCTAACATTCGAGCAGCTAGGTAAGTATGCTCCAGTAGACGCTGAGATTATAGATAATAAAACTATGAAGGTTGTATCTCTATGCGAGGTTAAGACTATGAGTCTTAATATGTCTGATGTAAAGAGGGCTAGAACTTCAGTAAGAAAGGTACAACATTGTCAAAAGGAAGCTCTTCATAAGGAGTTACCTTTATGTATAGCCTGGAGATTTCTCGATGGAATTGGTTATATTTGGATGCACGAAATAACAAAAGCCACAGTTGAGTGGGGTGGCATGAAAAACCCACGACCAGGATCTATATGGGATAGGGAGTTATTATTCTATATTGATATTAACGATTTAACAATAATTAAATTTTAGACATGAACAAAGATCAGAAAAACAAAGAACAGCAGATTAGAATATTAAAGTTTGACTGCGAGATGAGAGCTAAAGTATTAGAGATAGCCTCAGCTTTACCAACAAGTAAAAATGCTAAATCTCTTTTGGAAAACTCAGAGAAGCTAGCTAAGTATGTATTTGGTATGCCAGCTCAACCAAAACAAAATAAATAATTCGTATCTTGCATGTCATAAAATTACAATATGGCAAGTAAAAGCACTAAACATTATAAAAAGAATAAGGAGTCGTATAAGAAGAAAAAAAAGTACGACTCTGAATATTCTTCATCAGAAGAGAGAAAAAAGTATCGTGTTAAGCTAAATCTATTCAATAGAAAGAATGGTAAAAAAGGTGATAAAAAGGATGCTTCTCATACTAAATCTGGTAAGCTTGTATTAGAGAGTCAATCTAAAAATAGGGCTAGGAATAGAGGTAAGAAATAATTATTTTCGTACCTTAGTTTAATGCGATTCAAGAGAAGAAAGGGCAGGCAGATAACTAAAGCTAAGAAACACGTTGTAGATGGAATTACATTTGCATCAGGTCTAGAGCTTTACTGCTACAGAGCCCTAAAGAAAGCAAAAATCCCCCACGAGTATGAAGGAAAGACCTTCGAGCTTGTAGAAAAATTCAAGTTCGAGGGTCTCCTTATGGATAAGGGTAAGACAAAAGGTAAAACCACCTTTAAACAAAAGCCTGGTAACATAAGAAATATATCTTATACGCCAGACTTTATTAATTTAGAAGAGGGTTTTATTATAGAAACAAAAGGAATAAGAACCCCTGAGTTTAAGATGCGATTCAAGCTGTTTTTAAAGTATCTTTATGATACTGATCAAAGATTAGACGTATATGTCCCATCAAATCAAAAGGAGGTCGATATTACAGTCGATACCATCTTAGGTAGGGGTTCTAAAAAACGAGAGTAAGCTGCGTGAGTGCTGCATATCTAAATCCTAGTCTCAAGCAATACGGGCTAGGTTGTTCTTGTATTCGGGGGGGAAGTTGAGATTTGGTCGTCCATGCAACCCCCCAATACTTTTTAAAATAAAATAGTAATGTTACACGACAGAGATGAAGCTTTAAGAGAAGCTTTAAAAAAATCTGATGAATCAAAAAAAAATTTGTTTGAATCTTGGATAGTAGATCTTGTTGACCCCGAAGAAGAATGCTGTGGAGATCAAGATGATTGCTCTACATGCGAGGACTAATCCCAAATAACATAGAAGCATATAACTCCAGCAAAGATCTGGAGTTCGCTGTACGGTATAGATTCTGTTGGAGCAAATAATCTAAATCCAAACATAACTCCATTAAGTAATTGTATACCTATTTCCATACAGCTAATATACTAAAAAAAAAGGAGGGAACTACCCCTCCTCCTTAAACAACCAAAAAACTAATCTATGAATGCGAACAAAAAGCAAACTGCTCCAGGATGGAGCCTTAGAAAAGTACTACAAATTTAGTAATTAAATAATTAATTATATAGTGTTTTCAAATTATTTATCGTCAACACTTATAGCATCTTCTAAATACCTGTCGAGATACCTATTATAAGCTTCATCTATAACTGGTCTAGATACTCTAGAGCTAGAAAGAATAGCTTTAACATTTTCTCCGTTAATACTATTTAATCTTGCTGCAGCTATAAGGTCAGCTAACCTATTTAGATCCTCGTTAAACCTAGAGTTTGATCTTGCCTCTTCTCTTAGTGCAAAAGGATCTTTTAAAACTTCTTTACCCACTCTACTTATCATATCTTTATGTAAGAAGTTAGATTTTATTGCTAAACCTTTGTTAACATTAACTCTATTAATCCTTATACCAAATATAGCTAACGCTTCGTATCCTGGAACTAATTCAGAGTCTCCATCCCAGTTATGAAAATAAGGAGATTCTGGATCAAACTGAAACCCTGAAGATTCAACACCTCTTTGAAGTACTCTACCAGCACCAGGTTGAACTTTATTACCAACGTATATAATAATCTTTCCAAGAGCTTTAAGTGGACCATCAGTCTGATTAAATACTTTCCCACCTTTATTTGTTAGAGCCTCTGTTACAGCTATAGAGGTCATCTCTTGACCCAAGAATGGGGCGTATATTTTTTCAAGAATATTTAAAGCACTATCCTGACCAAGCTGTGTATCTATATCTGTAAAGGCTAGTCTCATAATATCTTTCATATAACCAACACCAGATATACTAGAGAAGTTTATATAGTCAAAATACCTATCTCTTTCAGTTTGATCTTCAGATTGTTTAGATTCTAAGAATCCTCTGAACATGTAGGCTATATTTCCTGGTGCGTCCCACTCAGGAAGTAAAAGACGCATCTTTCTTCTCTCTACATCATCATCATCTTCTCCGCCAAAACCTAAGAACTCACCTAAGAATTGAGCTGTATATAACTGAAGACCTTCCATTAAAGTCATTGTAGCAATGGTACCTGCTATTCTTGTGGCACCAATTCTTCTTATCTTTGAATTATCACTACCCATCTCTTCAAAACCTAGCATCACAGTATTCTTAGCGTTACGAACAGATTCAGCTTGGAAGGCAACGAATGATCCAACCAAAGGTGAACGACCAAGGAACCT